GTCCCGATAACTCGTCAGTTATCACAGGGCGCGAGTTGTGCGCGTCCTAAGCTCATTGCTTAATCTATTTTGGGAATAAATAAAATCAAACGCTCTTTAATTGAGCGCCTGATTTCTTGATTAGTGTAAGAAAGTTTACAAACTCTCTTGCATTCATTTCTCCCGGAAGAGTTATGACCATTTCTATAGGTGCCACAACTTTCTCTTGTCGTGGTTCTATAGTTTCACAAACTTCAGTATCAAACTTTGGTTTGCGAGTGCTATTAGCAATACTAGAATAAGCTTTACGCCAATACTTATTGATAATTCTAACACCTTTTGTATTTACATACGATGGCATTGTATAACGTTTAGGCAAATCCTTAATACTTGTTGGGATTTTACCTTTGAAATGAACTCTTTCTGATTGTAACATGTTTACAATTTCCTTTTGGATAAGAGCTTCAGATATTTTACGAGAAGTTGTCTGTGTCATAATGGTTAATGATTAAGATAGATTGAATTTTTATGTTAGTTTGTATAAAATCATTAAGCTGACATTTTTAACCTATGATCTGTAAGATGGTTATTAATGTTTTTACAAAAATGTCATGCTTAATGTGCAAGGGCTAATCTCTGTGATAACCGCTTGTGCTATAATATCTAATTAGATACTTATGGTTGATGGCCAAAATATGCTAAAATATGGTGATAAGGCGTTGGGAGAGACACTCAGTGCCTCCCCTCCAAGGTCACGCCAGACCTTTTTATCAATAGTTATGCTTTTTAAAAAATTAGAAATACAGCTATTTAAGCTGTACTTCTAACCCGACTTTGAAGTCTTTGAACAATTCCTTGTTCTCGGTGTACACCAATTTACCTTCATGAAAGATATTCTCTTTTATGAAATCAGCGGTGAAACCGATTCTGCATTCAACACCATTCTTGTTGATTGTTTTGTCGTGTATACGAACAATTTTAGCTGTAGCCATAGTGGAAGATATTTAAGTTAATTTATAATTAATAAGTTTGACGGGGACCTTTGGAACCCTAAAACAGGAGGGGGGTGTTGTTTGAATACCCCTACGCGTTCGAATCTAAAACAAATTTTTAAATTTTTCCCCCAAAAATTTTTTATTCTACCCAGGATAATTATATTTGTAAGGACAAGGAATTTCGCTCTCTTATGAGTTTTATGTTACGACGGCTGGGCAGGTGTCTTCACACTGTGTTCTTATACTGCACTACATTCTTATAGGTTCGGAAAATACTGAAGGCCTCGCTATCAACGGGGTCTTTTTTAACCCCTAAATAAAAAAGTTATGGCATGCAAATGTGGAAAAAATGAAGAATGTAAATGTGCAAAGGAAAATAATAATAATTTCGAAGATTACATTAAAGATCTCACAAATGATGAGCAACCAACTTGTTCTATAGAAGATCAAGAAAGTTGTGAAAATTGCGGGAGTTAACTTAATTTTATTATATTTGCAAAAGAAGCACTCATAGAGTATCACCCCCCAGGTAGCCAATAAGGGGTCAGACGTTGGATTGTAGGTTCAAATAGAACTAGAGTTTTCTCCAATAGCTTCGAAAGAGTAACGTATAGGCTTTAGTTAGGATAAATTGCACACAGGTAAGTGCGGTGAATTAACATCAGTATTATTATCCTTGGGTCCCCATCGGGAGCACTGCTAAACGCTGAAATCACACTTGAAATCTAAAATCCAAGGGGGATACCTATGCTTTTTTGGATTGTAGTAAAAACTTTTATATATTTGTGGAAACATAAAACTATATAAAATGGCTTTTAAACCAAACAACGCGTGGGTAGTTCTACCCGACCCAACATCAGAAACAACAGAATCTGGAATTATTTTAGATGAGTCAACAAGAAAGTCTAGAGCTACTAATGTTCTAGAAGTTATCTCTGTTGGCCCTCAATGTACCTTTGTTAAACCTGGAGATACCGCAGTAATAGATCCTAGGACAGAAGCAATTCAATTAGATATTGATGGCAAACCTTGCTTATTAGTTGGAGAACACCAAATAGTAGGTAAGCAATGATAACTAGTAGTGTAATATTAGATACTCCTACTGAGTGGATACGAACTGTACTAAGATTTGAAGAAAAGATTAGTGATCTTGAAGCTGTAGGTTCAGTAAAACATTGGGATACACATTTAAGTATAACAGAAGATGGATTTAAAGTGAGCATTGAGGTAGAAATGGAGGACGATTATGAGCAGTAAAAAAAGAATAACAGTTAAGATTGACACTACTTATAAGTATATTAGATTATGGAACGGTCTTTTTAATCTAACCCCTAAAGAGTTAAAAATACTAGCAGAATTTGTTGACGTCAATCGAGAGATTGGAAATAAATTTGAAAATGCTTGTCACGTAGAAATTAAAAAGATTGTGGCTAAGAATCTTAAGATAGAAGATTACAACACTTTAAATAATTATGTTAAGCGTTTTAAAAAGAAAGGTGTTATATTGAAAAAGAAAAAACACTACACTTTAAATAAACTCCTTGACCCGGAAACATCTAGTGTAGAAATACTAATAAAATATGCAGATAATAGGTGATGAACACTATATATATTCTACTTATTCTCATCCATTTTACACTTTAATAGTAGTGCAAGATGGTAATGGTGAATTAATAGAATTTCAAATTGAACAACATTATGAGTAAAAAGAAAAAGAAACAAATTGTGACTAAACAGGATCTTAATTTAAAAGATGCTAAACCTGTTAATAAAGCAATGCAGCCAAAACCAAAACAAGCTGCAGCTACTCCTGCGCAACCTGCTACTCCAATTAAACCGCCTAATGTATTTAAAATGATGAAGTCTTTTAGTAAAGATTTATCTAAATATGTATTAGCTGGAGCTCCTAATTGTAGTAAAGAGGATTACAAAGAAAGATTATTAACTTGTGATGCATGCCCTCATTTAATGAGACATTTAATGCGTTGCGGTAAATGTGGATGTCTAGTTGAGCATAAAGCTAAATGGAAAACAACTACATGTCCAGATGGTAAATGGAAAGCTCAAGATCTTTCAAATTTACCTAAACCAAAGCAGGCAGAAGATGGTGAGCAACAAGGATGAGATAATATATAAGTTAGCTACAAAATATAATTTGCCAATAAGTAAGATAGAAGAAATAGTTTCTTTTCAATTTAAATTTGTACAAAAAATAATGAAGAAAGGAGACTTTGAGTCTGTGCGTCTTCCTTATTTTGGGAAATTTTCTGCAAAGAAAGAGCGAATAAAGCATATAAACAAACTTACAGATGAAACTAAAAGATGATCTAATACATATAAAAGACAATAAAGCTATGCCAAGTGCATACGCTCTTCAGATACAAGAGTTTAAAAAATTAAAAGTAGAAGATCTTACGTTTATATACTTTATGGTGGACCATCGGTCCCCCTTTTCAGTTTATGAGTGGGATCAGCGTGTAATTGAAGTAAAAAATAGTATATTTGGAGAAGACAAAAAATGGGAACCCTCAAATAGAGTGTTAAAAGCATGTGATAAATATGCAGCTCTAATAGAAACCTCTGCAGTTAAATTACTAAAAGCTGCTACGGAGTCTGTTACTAAGTTAGAGAAATATTTTAGAACAGTAGACTTAACAATACTAGATGAACGAGGAAAACCTGTATACACCGCTAAAGATCTTATACTTAACCTAGAAAAAATGGGTAAGGTAGTAGATGGACTTGCAAGACTGGAGGAGATAGTCAAAAAAGAAGAACAAGCAAGTAATCCAAATAGAGGTGGTGTCGAAGTAAACAAATATAGTATGTAATATGGATTTTTTAGAAGATATTGAAGAATTTAACACCGCAATGGATAATGCTTATGATTTTATAACTGGAAAAGTAACATTAGATACATTAGTAACTGATTTAAGTATAGGGGGAGTAAATAGTTATGTACTACCTTTTGATCCTGAGCAAGAAACCGGGAGAGAGCCAGATACTTTAGACTTTTTAATTGAGCACTTTGAAAATTTAGAAGAATACGAAAAATGTCAAGTATTATTAAGGATAAAACAAAAGAGTGTCACAGTTTAAGAATATAAATAGAATAAGACCAGCAGCAGTTCATTTTGAGAAACACGGATATTACACAAAGACTCTTCCAGGTACTCGAGACTATTATGAATATTGGGATAATGAAAAAGAGCGTTGCTTATATGGTTATACTGCTGATGAGGGCACCGAAGATGCCCTTTACATCACTGGTTTCCACTACTTTTACTTAAATTATTGCCCAATTGATAGAGCGGTAGACGAAGTCATGCCTGATGGATCTATACAGTCTAAACGTGAGAGAACATTCCCTTCGTTTTACGATGGGGATCACGATTATTTTACACAGATAGATGATGCTAGAGCTACCAACCGTCATATGGTTGTACTTAAAGCTCGTCGTAAAGGATATTCGTACAAAGCTGGTTCAATGCTAGCTCGTAATTATTTTTTTGTACGTAATTCTAAAAACTTTGTATTTGCCGCACAAAAAGAATACCTTATTGGTGATGGACTCCTATCTAAAGCGTGGGAGTTTTTATCGTTTATCGATGATAATACAGCATGGGCTCAACCTCGTCTAAGAGATAGAGAGATGAGTAAAATGTCAGGATATAAGAAAAAAATTAATGGTATTGAGATAGAATTAGGAATGAAGTCTCAGATAATGGGTGTTTCCTTAAAAGATAACCCAGATAAAGTAAGGGGAAAGGCGGGAGAGCTTGTATTCTTTGAGGAAGCCGGTTCCTTCCCCGGATTATTAAAAGCTTGGGAAGTAACAATGCCAACAATGCGTCAAGGGGCTAAAACATTAGGACTTATGATAGCATTTGGTACGGGTGGTACAGAAGGCGCAGACTTTGAGGCTATGGAAGAGATATTTTACAATCCTGTAGCATATGACTGTATGGACTATGAAAATATTTGGGATGAAGGCTCTATGGGTACTAGATGTGGGTATTTTGTACCTATATATAAAAACTTAGATGGCTTTATTGATACTAATGGTAATTCTTTACGAGAAAAAGCAATTTCTCATGAAGAGCACATGCGAAATAAAAAGAAAGGCGCTGCAGATGCTAAATCATTAGATCAGTACATAGCAGAACACCCGTTTTCTCCACAAGAAGCTACATTACAAGTTACAGCTAATTTATTTGATGTTGCCTCACTGCAAGAGCAATATAATTATGTGAAATCTAGAGGATTACATTCTTTAGGTACTATAGGTAACTTATATCACGATAAAGATGGTAATGTAAAGTTTAAACTAAATGGAGATCTTAAACAGATATTAAGATACCCGCATAGAAGAGAAGATAATAATACTGGAGGAGTAATTATTTATGAATCTCCTTATAAAAATGCTAGCCAACAAGTTCCTATGAATATGTATGTTATCTGCCATGACCCGTACGGCCAAAATCAATCTGCAGATTCTTCATCTTTAGGTGCAGCATATGTTATTAAACGTCCCAACAACATATCTAGACCAGACGACATGATTGTTGCTAGTTATGTAGGGAGACCTGATACATCTGATGAATACAACAGAAATTTATTTATGTTAGCAGATTATTATGGGTGTAAGATTGGATTTGAGAATGATCGTGGAGAAATCATAGCATATGCTAAACGATATAGAAAGATGCATAAACTACAAGAAGAGTTTGAGATGTTAGATAAAAAAGAGCTTAGAAGTAGAACTGTAAAACGTCAGTATGGTATGCATATGACAGAACAACGCAAAAGGCAGGGAGAAATATACATTAGAGATTGGTTAAGTACTCCTAGAGCTACAGATGCAGATGGCAAAAAAACATTAAATTTACATAAGATATACGATCTTGCTTTTTTACAAGAGTTAATTAAATTTAACCATAAAGGTAACTTTGACCGTGTTATGGCGTTTATGATAGGTATGTACCATACCAGAGAACTTTATAATTCAGAAGTAAAAGACGTTTTAGAGGATAGATCTGCCGATGATTGGTTTGATTCCAATTATTATTAATGGCATATTAATAAATATAAAGGAAAATTTTACACATATTTTTAAGTAGGCTTAAAATTTCTTAAATTTGTTCGATTATGAGCTACGATAATTTACCAAGACAAAAACTTCCTATAGCGAAGAAAAATAAAAAGTGGAGAGAAGAATGTGTAGATGGGTACATAAATTTATCTGCAAATACATCTTCTTTTTCTAAAAGACGAGATGATTTACGTCGTTACTATGATATGTATAATGGATATATAGATGATGGTGACTACACACAGTTATTAAAACCTTACGGTAAAACTCGTAAAAACTTTCCTTCTACATTACGTAACTTCCCTATAATAAAGCCTATAATAGATTTACTACTAGGAGAAAAAGCTAAACGACCTTTAAATTTTACTGTTAGTATTTTAAATGCTGATTCAGTAACTAGAAAAGAAGAAGAAAAGCATCAAACAATTTTAAAGAATCTTCAGCAGCATTTTGCTAACGCTGCAGCAGAAGCAGGAATAGATACAGGGATGGATCCACAAGATGTGGAATTACCAGAACATGTAGAGGCTTTGTTTAACAATACTTATGTAGATAACAGAGCTATTATAGGGCAAAACTCGTTAAATTATGTAATGGCTCAGCAAGAGGTTAAAGATAAACTTCAGAAAGCTTGGTTTCATTATTTAATTTCTGGAGAATGTTACACACATAGAGGTGTACGTAATGGAGATCCTTTTTATGAGGTTTTAAATCCAGTAGATATAGATTATGATCTTGATCCAGACTTAGAGTTTGTTGAAGACGGGGATTGGGCATTAGTACGAAAGTTTGTACATGCTTCAACTATAATTGATTATTATCATGAGCTATTGACTGACGAACAAGTTGTTAGCTTAGAAGAACCTCACGGTATGGGTAATTCTCATATCCCTTGGCTATCAATTGGAGCTACAGGGCCTAACGCTAATCAATTTAACAATAGATTAATTGAGGTTATAAATGTATATTGGAAATCTAGAAAACGAATAGGATTTGTATCTTTTATTGATCCTGAAACTGGAGAGCCTGAAGAAATAGAAGTAGAAGATGGATTTAAAATGCCTGCTGAGTTAAAAGCTATTGGAGCTAAACTAGAGTGGTTATGGGTAAATCAAGTTTGGAAAGGAACTAAAATTGATGGTAGAATTTTTATTGATATAGAGCCCCTACCAAACCAAAGAGAGTCTATAGATAATCCATCTATTTGTAAGTTACCTATTAATGGTAGAAGATATTCAGATACAAACTCTGACAATATATCTTTAGTATCGTTAGGTATACCTTATCAGTTAACCTATAATGTGTATAAATATCGGCTCGAGCTCGCT